CGATCCTCGCTCTTGGCGTGTCGAGGCTGAACCGGATGCTGCCGAAGGATGTGCCGGACATCCGTGAGCTTCGTCATTTCGGCCCCAAGGAAGATTTCCCGCTGTGACATGGACTGGATCGAAACCATAAGCTGAAAAAAGCTAGTCCAAGACCTGCAAGGATGTAGTGCCGATTGCGCTTAAGCATTGGAGCAAGAACGCAGCCGTAAAGCCGCCCCGGCTGATCTTGTTATTAAGGTTGCGTTCGTTCTCTGTGACGCCGATCTGCGCCAGCTTTTCCGCAAGCTGTGCATAGGTGACTCCCCGCCGTCTGTTACCCTCAATTTTAACGTGAGTGATGTTGCCCTTGCTATCTGCGCGGGCGTCGATGACCTTACGTGACATATAAAGTTTCCTCCATATGCCGGTTAAGGTTGACCGGGAATCATTGAAGGCGTATAACCTTCTCGTGATCACAGTCGCCCTCAACCGGCGACACTTACAATGAAGCCCGGTGCCTTGTCCGCATCGGGCTTTATCAATTTTCCTGTAAGTGCTACCTAATGCCGGATTTTCAAAAGGCGGGGTATATGGCAGGCAGGGGGCGACCGGCAGTCACAAGGGCAAGGGTGATGAACTACTGGCAGGAGCATGGCATGTGCAGCAACCGCCAGACTGCGAACGCTATGGGCACAAGCATCCGCCATGTCGTGCGAATCAGACGCACCGTAGAAAAATTTGGCCTTCTTGAATTTTGTCAACTACCCAGCGCTTAATTTATGTGACTAATACTCTGTCCCATGAGCGGACAGACACCAACCGCAGCGAAGAAACTGACGGCCAAGCAGCAATGCTTTGTGGCCGAATATCTTGTGGATCTGAACGCCACGCAGGCGGCAATTCGTGCAGGTTATAGCGCGAAGACTGCTGAGCAACAGGGCTATCAACTCCTTCAGAATACTTCAGTCGCTGAAGCCGTCGCCGAGGCGCTGGGTGAGCGTAGTGAAAAAACGGGCATAGACGCCCTGTGGGTGCTAAATGAGGCTGCGGGCGTGTATCGGGCCGCTCGGAGTGATGACAAGCTCCCTGAGGCCCTGAGGGCGCTTGAGATCATCGGCAAGCATGTTGATGTGCAGGCGTTCAAAGAGCGGGTGGAGCATGGCGCTGATGCGAACCTAGCCAGCATTCTGGCATCGGCGAGAACGCGGGCTGCGTCCATCAATGGCTAGCGCGCCCAACTACCTCGCTGAACTGGCAAACGACATTGGCGGCTTCACGCACGATCCGCTCGGTTATGCGATGTACTCGTTCGCATGGGGTGAAGGCGTTCTCTCTGACGCAAAGGGGCCACGCGAATGGCAGTGCGATGTCATGGAGGACATCCGCGAGCATCTGCAAAACCCTGAGACACGCCACCAGCCCTGTCGCATATCGGCGGTATCGGGGCATGGTATCGGTAAATCTGCGCTGATCTCGATGCTGGCGTGCTGGGCCGCTGATACATGCGAAGATACTCGCGTCGTCATTACCGCGAACACAGAACAGCAGCTTCGCACAAAAACATGGCCTGAGATTACCAAGTGGCGCGGCCTGTCCATCACGAAAGACTGGTGGAAGATTACGAAGACCGCGATTTTCTCCACAGCCTCTGGTCATGAAGAGATGTGGCGCGTCGATGCCGTCACATGGTCTGAACACAACACGGAAGCCTTCGCGGGTCTGCATAACAAGGGCAAGCGCATCGTCATCATCATGGATGAGGCGTCCAACATCGCTGACAAGGTGTGGGAAGTCACTGAAGGCGCGCTGACTGACGAAAACACAGAAATTCTGTGGATTGTATTTGGTAACGGCACCAGGAACACAGGCCGCTTCCGTGAGACGCATGGCAAACATCGCCATCTCTGGAAAACCAAGCAGATCGACAGCCGCACGGTCGAAGGCACGAACAAAGCCTATCTGCAAGAGATCGTGGACACCTACGGCGAGGATAGCGACATCGCCAAGGTGCGCGTGCGGGGCATGTTCCCGTCCGCGTCGTCCATGCAGTTTATCGCGACGCATATTGTGGACGAAGCCCGTAAGCGCTCGGTTGTTCCTGCCCATGATGACCCACTGGTTATCGGTGTGGATGTTGCCCGATTTGGTGATGACAGCAGCACGATCTATTTCCGGCGCGGTCGTGATGCCCGGACCATCCCCCCGATCCGGTTACGCGGCGTCGATACGATGCAGCTTGCGGCGCGTGTGATTGAGCAATCCCGCCGCTACAATGCTGCTGCGATCTTCGTGGATGAAGGCGGAATCGGTGCTGGCGTTGTTGACCGGCTGAAAATGCTGGGCGAGCCAGTCTTTGGCATCCAGTTTGGGTCAAAGCCTTTTGGCGCTGTGCATCTTGGCGAAGGCGTCAAGGTCGCTAACCGCCGCGCCGAGATATGGGCGATCATGCGTGAATGGCTGAAGGGCGGCGCTATCCCTGATGATGCCACCTTAGCCGATGACCTTGTGGGCGTCGAATACAGCTTCAACACAAACGATGAAATCCTGCTGGAGCGCAAGGACCACATGAAAAAGCGCGGCCTTGCTTCGCCTGACGACGGCGACGGCCTCGCCCTGACTTTCTCCATGCCGGTTCACGCGCAGCAATACGACTACGACGAAGATGCATGGCGCGAAGACACCCGTAGCGAAATTACCGGATATTAGAAAATGGAAACAACAACCGCCCACAAGCTTGCCGAACTACTCACGATGGACAACATCGCTGAGCATCTTGAGCCTGTCGAGCTGAACCGCATCGGCAATGCTGTCATTCGCGATGTCGAGATCGATCTGGACAGTCGCAAAGAGGCAGGATGGGACAAGCGCAACGAAGCGGCGATGAAGGCCGCGATGCAGGTGCGCGAGCCGAAGGATCATCCGTGGCCCGGCGCATCGAATGTCAAATATCCTCTGCTGACAGTTGCCGCGATACAGTTTCAGGCGCGGGCTTATCCCGCCATTGTGGACGGTGCGACGCTGGTCAAGGGGCGGGTGCTGGGTGACGATGCTGGCAAGCCGAAGCTTGATCCTATGGGTCAGCCCATCATGCAGCCTGCAACCAATGGTGTTCCCGGCATCGGTGATAATGGCGGCCCTCCGTTAGAGCCTGTATGGGAAGTGCCACCGGGTCAAAAGCGCGAACGGGCCGGCCGCGTTGCGAACTACATGACCTATCAACTCATGTATAAGATGGATGGTTGGGAAGAAGACACCGATCGGTTGTTGCTGATGCTGCCCATCCTCGGCTGCGCAATCCGCAAGACGTATCACGATGACATCGTGGGCGGCAACGTGTCGATGATGCTGGCCCCTGAGGATTTCATCATCAATTATTGGGCAAAGTCGATTGAAGCCGCCCCCCGCTTCACACACCGCCTACGCTATTACCCCTATGAAGCACATGAGAAGATTGCATCTGGTGAATGGCTAGATGTCAAGGTTGAGGTTTCGGAAGATCCTAAGGCGCAGACGCAGGACGAAGATGCGCAGGTTGTGTTTTATGAGCAGCACCGCCGCATCGATCTGGATGGGGACGGCTACCCTGAGCCTTATGTCGTTACCACGAACGTCGAGGGACAGGTCGCCCGCATAGCGCCGTGCTTTGCTGAGAATGACATCACGTTCGATACCAAGAAGAAACAGGTCTCCTCGATCAAGCGCGAGGAATATTTCACCAAGTACCCGTTCATCCCGTCACCCGATGGCGCGTTCTATGACATCGGTTTTGGTATGCTGCTGGGGGATATATCGGCGGCGGTCGATACCATCATCAACCAGATGATCGACGCTGCCAGCCTTCAGAACGCTCAAGGTGGCTTCTTGGGTGCTGGCGTCAACATCAAGTCCGGCAACATGAAATTCCGGCTTGGCGAGTGGAAGCGCGTCGATACGGGTGGCGGAACGCTTCGTGAAAACATCCTGCCGCTCAACCTGCCCGGTCCTTCCGCGACGATGTTCCAGCTTCTCGGCCTTCTGATCGAAGCGGCAAAGGATATCACCAGCGTTCAGGACATCATGACGGGTGGGCCTGCTACGGCACAGACAGCCACCACAACGCTGGCGCAGGTCGAGCAGGGCATGAAGACGTTCACTGGCATCTTCAAGCGTATCCACCGGGCTTTCCGTAAGGAACTGAAGATACTTTTCCGCCTCAACGGGCAATATCTGTCGGAAGAGGAGTATTTTGCTCTTACCGACGAGCCTGCGACGGTTGGCAGAGCCGATTTCCTTGCCGATGATCTCGACGTTATCCCGGTTTCAGACCCGTCTCTGGCTTCCGATCTGCAAAAAATGGCGCGAGGCGACTATCTCGCGACGTTTGTGGGTAATCCTGACGTGGATCAGAAGGAAATCACGCGCCGCCGACTTGAGGCGGGCAATATTCAGGACATCAAGACCCTGATGAACGTGCCGCCGCCGCAGCCTGATCCTAAATTACTGATCGAACTCAAGAAGGGCGCAAATGAGCGCGACAAGACCAAAGCAGAAGTTAGGGCGAAGGACGCTGATACCGCAGCATCGCTGGTCGCAACGGCAAAAGCCGCATTTGAATTGGGTGTTCTGATTAACAATCCGGCCATGACGCAGTTCGCATCCGATCTGGCGGAGGAATCCGACCATCTGGCGCGGGGTGTGATGGCCGAAGCGGCGCATGAAGGTGGAGAGACCCCACAGGAGGAAACGAATGAATATCCTGACGGACAAGGATCAGTTCCAGAGATGGGCGGAGCATCCGGGGACGATAGCCTTTCGGGCCTATCTCCAGAAGCGGGCGCAGGAGATGGCGGGCCAATGGCTGGCGGGGACATCCTTGCCACCGGAGACGCAGGCGCAGGCGGTGGTGCTGATGGCACTCTTGAACCTGTCGCACAATGACATCCTTTATGAATATGGAATCGAGGTCGCCGATGAAGAATGACAGTGGATTTAGCCCGCTAGACACGCGGGTTCTCGTGTTGCCGCATGAGGTCGAGAAGCAGACCCGTGGCGGCATACTTCTGCCGGATCAGAAGGTGGAGCGTGAGGAATGGGCCACGACGAAAGCGACACTCATTGCTGCCGGTTCGAATGCTTTTCTGGAATGGGGCGACAAGGCTGCAAAGCCCGCCGAAGGTCAGAACGTTGTTATCGCGCAGTACGCCGGGAAGGTCCACACCGGTTTGGACGGGAAGAACTACAGGATCTGCAACGACACAGACATACTGGCGCTGATGGAGACTGAAAATGTCTGAGATGGAACATAGCAATACCGAAGGCGCGCAGGAGCTGGGCGAAGGCCAGAGCGACGCACGGGATTACGAGTTCGAGGCGCGCCAGCTTGGGTGGAAAGATCCGAGCGACCCTGATTACAAAGGCGACCGCACTAAAGCGCTTTCCGCACAGGAATTTGTTGAGAAGTCCTCCGGCAAAGTTCCCCTGTTGGAGGCTGACCGCAAAAAACTCCTGTCCCGCATTGCCGAGATGGAAAAGAAGTTCATCAAGCACGCCAAGACGATGGAAGAGTATGAGCGTGCCGGTTATGAAAAGGCGATGGCGGAAATCAATGCCAAGCAACGTGCCGCCGTCGAGGTGGGCGATGTAGAGGCTTTCGACGCCGCCCAGAAGGAGCGGGACAAGCTCGAAAAGAAGGCCAAGACGGAAGACAAGCCCGATCCCGACCGCGAAGAGAAGTTTATCGAATGGCAGGCGGACAATCCGTGGTTCGGCAAGGAAGAGGCTTTGACCCGCTTTGCCGACTTGCAGGGCCAGAAAATCTTGCAGGAAAGCGGGAAAGCCCAACTCGATGATGACGATCTCGATGAGATTGCTTCGCGCGTGAAGGCGCGCTTCTCCGACAAGTTCCCGGCCCTGTTTGGTATTGTCAAGGAAGAGGACAAGGAGGAAGCCCCTGCCCGCAAGTCCGCTGTTGGCGGCGTCACTCCTGCGCGGGGCAAGACGGTGCGCTCCGCTGCCGATCTGGATAGCCGCGCCCGTCAGGTTGGGGAATCCATGGTGCGCATGGGCATTTACAAGGATTTGAACGAATACGCGAAGGAACTGCACGCATGACCGATGAACCTGTCCGCCGCCGTCGTCTTGGCGTTGCCATTGAAACACAGCAGGCCGCAGAAAGCCTCTCCGCGCCCGTTGTGCCGTCCAAACGCCGCCCGCGCACCAGTGTTGGCGGGTTCGGGACAAAGCTCTCCGCACCGTCGCGTGAAGGCTATGTGCGGCGCTTCGTGAACGACACTGGCAACCGTCTTGCAGAGATGCAGGAATTAGGGTATAGCATTGTCGAGCAGGAAGGTGTCCAGTCATTCGACCCCGGTTCTGCCATCACCCGTCTTGCAGGAACCAAAGACGGTGGAGCACCCCTGAAAACCATTCTCATGGAAACGCCAGCAGAGCTGTATCAGCAAGGGCGCGATGAGATGGAACGGGAAAACGCTGTTACCGACCAAGCTATCAGAGAGGGTCGTGACCGCGAGAACGGCTTGCAGGCGCACGAAATGTATCGCCCCGCAGGTCATTCCAACTCCATCGAGGTCGAACGCTGACGGATAATCGCCTCGCGTTGTGACCGCAACAAGGGGCCATTATCATGGCAAATCTCAACGCACCATTCGGGCTTCGTCCCGTATCCTATCTGTCTGGCTTGCCATATAACGGCGCTGTCCGGCAGTATTCCGTCCCCGCATCCGATGGCACTGCCATTTATGTTGGCGATCCGGTCAAGCTGAACGGCACCTCGCAGTTCATCAACGGCCAGACCTTTACCGATGTCATCATCGCGGCCACCACCGATGTCATGGTTGGCGTAGTTGTCGGCGTTTTTGCCGACACCCGTGACAGCCTGCTCTATCGCGCGGCATCGACCCAGCGCATTCTGCTGGTTGCTGACGATCCGAACCTTGTGTTCGAAGTGCAGCAGGGCACGGGCGGTACGCCGCTCACCGCGAACGATGTTGGCCTCAACGTAAGCCTTGCCATTGCGGCGGGTTCGACCGTTACCGGCCTTTCGGGAACGACTATCGACAACACGACTGAAGCGACGACCAACACACTGGCGATCAAGATCGTCGGCATGGTCAACCGCGCCGACAACGATCCCGGTTCCGCCGTGGGTACAGGTGCCGACGCAAGCCGCTTCCTGGTGCGCCTGAACCGCCACCAGTATGTCAACCAGATCGCGGGAGCCTAAGCCATGACCGTTATTTCAACAGCCAATGATCCCAAACTCCTGTGGCCCGGGCTTAACAAGATTTGGGGCCTCAATTACAAAGACCCGCCGAAATACTACACCGATCTGTTCGACACTTTCTCGTCGGATATGAACTATGAGGAAGATCAGGAGCTTTCGGGTTTCGGCCTTGTTCCGGTGAAGCAGCAGGGGGCGCCTATCGCTTATGACAGCCACGGTCAGCGCGTGACGACCCGCTACACGCATATCGCCTATGCAATGGGCTTTATCGTGACGCGGGAGGAAATGGACGACAACCTGTACCTGAAGCGCGGCGCTGCCCGCACCAAGGCACTGGCCCGTTCGTTCCGTATCACGAAGGAAATCGTGGCGGCCAACGTGTACAATCGCGCGCTCACTTCGGGTTATACCGGCGGTGACGGCGTTGTGCTTCTTTCGACCGCGCATCCGACCGAAAGCGGCAACCAGAGCAACACGCTCGCAGTTGCTGCGGACCTGTCGGAAGCAAGCCTTGAGGATCTGGCAGTCCAGATCAGCAATGCGGTCGATGCACGCGGCCTCAAGATCGGCCTGATGGGCAAGAAGGTCATCGTGCCGACTGCGCTTCAGTTCGAAATCGCGCGCATCATGAAGTCGGTCGGCCAGAACGACACGGCGAACAATGCCATCAATGCCATCAAGGCGCTCGGCACTTTCTCGGAAGGGTACACGGTCAATCCGTTCCTGACCGATACCGACGCTTTCTACATCCGTACCGATGTCACCGATGGTATGAAGATGTTCGAGCGTGTCTCTGCGGAATTTGCGCAGGATGGCGACTTCGACACCTACAACGTCAAATACAAGGGTTACGAGAGGTATTCGGTCGGTTGGTCCGACTGGCGCGGCCTGTACGGAAGTCCCGGCGCGTAATCCCTCCCTCGCGTCTAACTGGAAAGGCCTCGGAGCAATCTGGGGCCTTTTTCTTGCACTCGGCATCGAATTGCCCTATAGTGCGCCCATGCCATCGCCCCGGCGGCGAGGTTGCAGACATGAGCCGTACCATGACGCGGGATTGGCCCGCGTTCGATGAACGTCATGGAGTTCTGCAATGGCATCCCCCACTCGCTTCACAAATGGCGTCGGCACCCGCCGTAAGCCTGATCCTCTTTACAATTTCCCGCACCCCGACATGACCGATTTGCATCGGTTTTTCGATGATTTCGACACCTACACCTCGGGCCAGTGGACCGCGACCGTGACCGGGACCGGCACGACTGCTCTAACTGCGGGTGATGGCGGGCTCCTCGCGTCAGCCACATCCGGCGCGAGCGGCGACGCCAACTATCTGCAAAAGACCACGGAAGGCTTCAGCTTTGAAGTCGGCAAGCCTGCTTGGTTCAAGACCCGCTTCAAGGTGTCGGCGCTGACCACGGTTGTTGTTATCGGCCTTCAGGTGACGGACACGACCCCGGAAGACGTGACGGACGGCATTTATTTCCTGTCCACGGTAACAACCGGCGCTGTCACGGTCTATTGCCGCAAGGATGCAACGACCGGATCTTCTACCGGCACTGGCATTACCCTTGTCGCCAACACGTTTACCGAACTGGCATGGTATTGGGACGGAAAGAACGAGGTCCAATATTTTCAGGATGGTGTCCAGAAGGGTACGATCACTGGTGTTACGGCTTCGACCTATCTGCCCGACACCACAACCACGGTGAGCTTCGGTGTCCGCACCACCTCGGCGGCGGTTCAGACGCTTACTATCGATTACATTCTGGCAGCGAAGAGCCGTCGATGATCACGCGCATCAAGGATGAAGGGGATGGTGGCCTTCGGGTCACTATCCTTTCCGAAGCGGGGGTCGCTGATGAGCGGGTTGTGCATGACATTGCCGAGGCATTTGCCTTGCAGGCCCATGCGCAGCGGACCGGGCAATTCCCTGCAATCGCAACACCGACCGAGGAACCAGAGGTAAAGAAGGCGAAGGGCAAGAAGAAATGAGCCGTTCAAAGGATATTTCGTCCGCCTACAGTGGCGCGGCGATAACCCCGTCTGACAGCACCGTGATCCCGGTTACCCGCGCGATTTATGTCGGTGTTACCGGCAACGTCGCAGTGAGGCACGCGGACGGCACGCTGGTGACATATACCGCCGCTGCTGTTGGTGAACATCCATGGCAGGTGGATAAGGTCCTCTCGACCGGCACAACTGCGACGACGATGATTGCGATGTACTGATGGATCGTCCGGTAGGAATTTGTGAGGCGTCCGGCTTCAAGTTCCCGCTGGATGAACTGGTGCGCCAGTGGGACGGGGCAATGGTGCATCGGCGCTTCGCTGATAGGCGCAACACGCAGGACTTTGTGCAGGGCCGCAAGGAAACGATAGGACTTCCTGTCTCCCGCCCTGAGCCTGCTGACTACTTCCTGTCCACCAATGAAGTCACACCGAACGATCTCTAGGGGCTGATATGGCGCGTATCGAAGGCAAGAGGGTTGGTGATGAATATCGGATCGTATCGGGTGATGCGATTGTGCAGACCTATACACTGCACGCTGCGCTGGATGATGCAAAACTGCAACAGGCCATCGCCCGCAACAAGTGGGAGCCTGTCCTTAGCCCCGGCGAGGTGATCGCATGAGTACCAGCGGCGACACCACCTTCAACCTTCAATCGAGCGAGATCGTCGCCAAGGCATTTTCCATTCTTGGGGTCGGGTCGGAAGGCGAAAACCTCTCTGCGCGCCAATTAGAAGACGGTAAGGACAGCCTAAATCTTCTCGTGAAGACATGGGGCGCACGGCCGCATCTCTGGACCCGCACGGAACGCTCTGTGACGCTCGTGCAGGGGCAGGCAGCATATACGCTGACACCAAGGGCCATGCGCGTTCTGGAAGTGCGCAGGAAGGTCACAGCGTCGGGCTATGAAACGCCTTTAGGCGAATGGTCGCGGGATGAATATATCTCGCAGCCTAATAAGTTGGTGGAGTCGATCCCGGTATCCTTCTATTTCGACCCGCAGACGACCGCTAGCACACTTTACATCTGGCCCACGCCTTCCGCCGCCACGGCAACGGATATGACGCTGAAGCTCACCTATCTGCGGCGCATGGATGACTTCGACAACACGAACGATGACGCGGATTTGCCGCAAGAATGGCTTCAGGCGCTCGTGTGGAACCTCGCCAATGATCTGGAGCCGGAATATCCGGTGAACGATCCCAGATTGGCGGATAAGATCGAGCGCAGGGCCACTCAACTCTTGGGGCAATTGAGCGCGTGGGACGATGAACCAGCCTCGCTCTATGTGCAGCCGGATCGCAGATGGCCGTAGCCAAACTAAAACCAGCACTCCAGCAATCTGCGGGACGTTCCAAGCCTTGGTCTGGCGCGCGTCTTCTGAATTGCTTTGCTGAAAAGGCCGATGGCGACAAACGCGATGACTTCGCGCTGATGGCGACGCCGGGAACGACTCTATTTTCATCTGTTGGGTCTGGCCCAATCCGTGGTGAGCGGGTGGTGGGTGATCTTGTCTATGTCGTTTCTGGTGCTGAGTTGTACAGCATCGACAATGGAGGTTCTTCAACCCTGCTTGGCATAGTCGGAGGCGGCTCGGGCCGTGTTCGCATGGCCGATAACGGGACGCAGATATGTATTGCTGACGGTGGCGTTCCTTATGTGTGGGATGGGACTTCCCTGATAACCCCCGTTCTGCCCGCCGCTGTTTCGGATGTGGCTTATATTGACGGGTATATTATCTGGACCTTCGATGGCACGGACCAGTTCATCATTTCCTCGCTCGATAACGCGCTGATCTATGACTTCCTCGATATCGCCACGGTCGAGGGCGCGCCGGATTTCCTTGTTGGTGTGATCGTGGATCATCGGGAAATCCAGTTTTACGGCAAATCCACGGTGGAAATCTGGTACAACAGCGGCGCGGCTGACTTTCCGTTCGAGAGGCAGGGGAACGCTTTTATCGAACGCGGGTGTTTCGACCGGGATTCGCTGATCAAGATCGACAACAGCGTGCATTTTGTCGGCGATGACAGGATCATCTATCGCCTGTCCGGCTATGATCCGCAGCGCATTTCGACGCACGCGATTGAATATGCACTCCGGGGCGCAACCTATCATCGCGGCTTCGTCTACACACAGGAAGGGCATAAATTCTACGGCCTGTGGACCGATAGTGGCACGTTCCTCTATGACATGGCGACCGGTGCATGGCACGAACGTCAATCGTTCGGCATGGGCTTCTGGCGCATGGGCGGCGCATTCGAGTTCAATGGCTCGGCCTATTTTACCGATAACCAGAACGGGAACATCTATCTCGCCTCTCTCGACGTAAACGACGAGAACGGCGCAACCATTTCTGTGCAGGTCGAGCTGCCGACGATTGAATGCGGCGACCGCAGCCGTATCACGATGCACAGCTTTGAAGTGCTGTGCGAGACAGGGGTAGGCTCAACGACTGTTGAGCCAATTATTTCCCTCCAATATTCCGATGACGGCGGGCGCAATTACTCGAAAGAGATGCAGCGCACCTTGGGGCTGGTGGGATCTTATCGGACCCGCGCGATCTGGCGCAAGCTGGGGCAATTCCGCCAGCGTCAGATGAGGATCACGATGACGGACAGCTATCGTCGGTTCGTGATCGGCTACTTTGCGGATATTCGTTGATGGCTTTCCAGATACTCCCCCCTAATGCACCACTGGTAGACCAGAACGGCAAGATCACCGCGCCATGGTATCGCTTCTTTCTGGAAATCCAGAAGCTGCTCGGCACCTCCACCGTTAACCCGTTCGATGACACCACACTGCTTAGCATGAACGCCGTTTCGCCGTTTGTGGTGGCAAACGAGGACGCGATCCCTTCGCCACCGTCACCTCAAACAACGGGGGACGATTATCTGCTGCCCCCCACATACCCCCAGACCCAAGACGACTATCTCATTCCCTATGCGAAAGGAGCCTGAGCCATGGCTATTAACCCCAAGCGCCTGATTGCTGGCTCGCAACTCACGACCAGCGCAGCGGCCTATTACACCGCTTCCAACGTCAAGGCGCGTATCGATGCGTTGGCGCTTACGAACACAACGGCGGGTGCTATTACCGCGACGGTTCATCTTGTTCCCTCGGGCGGATCCGCAACGGCATCGAACTGCATCCTTTCGGCGGTATCCATCGCGGCAAACTCTACCCTCATTGTCCCCGGAGCCTTGGGACAGTGGATCGAAAGTGGCGGCACGATTCAGGCGCTTGCTTCCGCGAATACATCCATAACCATTGTCGCATCAGGCATTGAACAGACCGGCTGATCATGCTAAAAGGTGCGCGGTGATACCGCTATTTGCGGGCCGCGTGATGGACCGGCACATCATCCAGACAGACCATCCCCACATCTGTCTGGATAGTCATGCTGGCGAGAACCACCAATTCCTATCTGTTAGAGCGCAGCTTTAACGTCGAGGCAGTGAATGCCTTGGCAAATGCGGCATCGGTACGTCCCTTCATCGGCGGTGATGGCAAAAGCCTGCTCGATCTCACTGACGTGATCGAGGCTGATATGAATATCGCGCTGCTGGGCCAATATGGCGGCTTCGTTATGAACTGGTGCGCGCCGGATTGCTATGAAATCCACACTATGATTTTGCCCCATGGCAGGGGCGCGTGGGCGTTTCAGGCCGGGCATGACTGCATCGCCATGATGCGCGATGTTTTTGGCGCAAAGCTGCTCTGGACGCGGGTGTCACCCGATCTCCCCCATGTTGCCCTATTCGCGCGCAAATGCGGGATGTCGGATGCCGGGCAGATCAATTTCAACGGGCAGTTGTTCGACATACTGACATGGAGGGCGGAATGCCTGTAGCAGCAGTCGTCGGCGCAGCCGCAATCGGTGCGGGTGTCAATATCATTTCGGGGAACAAGGCGGCAAAGGCTGAACAGCAAGCGTCAGCAGCTTCCATAGCTGAAGAGCGCCGCCAATACGACCAGACCCGCGCCGATTATGCACCTTATCGTGAGGTTGGGTATGGGGCGCTTGGCAAGCTGGCCACGATGTATGGCGTTGCGCCTGTTGGTGCCGATGGAAAGCCTACCGCTACTTATGCCGGTTCGGCAGCCCCCGATACCTCGTGGCAGACTTCCCCCGGCTACGAATGGCGCTTGAACCAAGGGATTCAGGCTGCGGAGCGCTCTGCTGCGGCTCGTGGCTTATTGCGCTCTGGCGGCACGATGAAGGCTATCCAGCGCTACGGCGAAGGCTTGGCGTCGAGCGAATACGAGAACTATGCTAACCGCTTGGCGGCGATGGCTGGCATCGGGCAATCTGCTACAGGTTCCACGGCAGCGGCGGGCGCGCAGGCAACACAGGGCATCACGAATGCCTATATGAACGCGGGGAATGCGCGGGCGTCAGCATATCAGAACACCGGAGCGCAAATCGGCAATCTCGCTGGCAATCTCGCTGGGGCTTATATGTACGGCAAGGGGTATGGCACCCCCGGCTATGGGGGTTGAACATGGCATCTTATGACGCCTCCACACTGATCGGGATGTATACGGCGGGACAAGACCGCCGCAATGCGGAGATTGACCGCCGATACGCCCTTGAGGACCGCGCCCGCAAAATTAAGGCGGAGGAAGAGCGCAAGGCACTACTGAAAGACCTTTTTACGGGTGGCGGACAGTCTGCGTCCGCACAGCCAGCCACGTCCACACCGAGCCTGCAAACGCAGTTCGTCGGCGCGCCATCTGCGCCGGTCGCCCCTGTAGAACCTGCGCCGGAACAAAAAACCATCGGCGCGAATGCCGCCGCCGCGATGCGCCAGTCTCTTGGCGAGAAGGACTATAAGGCATGGAAGGCGAAGCACGGGATTGTTGAGGAAGGTGAGGTGGCTCCTATCGCACCTGCTCCCCCTAGTCCCGCTGTTGGCGGCCCAGAAGAGCCTATGATGCCGCCTGCGGATGCCAATCCCGCGCCACGTATTAATCAGCAGGCGCTCGCCAAGCTGCTCGTGGTCGATCCTGAAACTGGCACGAGCATCATTAACGCCTTTGCCAAGATGGACGAAAACCAGCGCAAGACGATGGACGACAAGTTCAACGCCATGGGTTCGGTCGCCTATCATCTCCAGACCGTTCCTATTCAACAGCGGGCGCAGGAGTTCCAGCGGGCGATCCAGTTCCTTCGCGCAAAGGGCTGGACAGACCAGGAATTGCAGAATGCCAACCTGTCTGATCAGGGGTTGGCGACCTATGCCAAGGAAGTAGTGGATGTAAAAACGCTCATGCAGGAGGCGCGACAAGCCGCTTCCGACGCGGAGACAGCGCGGCATAACCGGGTGAGCGAGGGCCAAGACGCGGCGCGCATCGATCTCAGCCGCAAGCGCGAAAACCGTATTACAAAATGGGGACCGACAGCGATTAACATCATCGGTGGCGGAGTGCGAACGGACACATCGGATCTGGATTACTGATATGGGGCAACCTAATCCTACACAGACGGTAACGAACCCTCGTATCGGAAAGCTGATTGAGCTTGAGGTGTCGGGTCGCATCAAACCGGAGCATCAGCAGGAGCTGGACACGTACCGCGCACAGGGCTTGGCCCCCAAGAAATCCAGCGGCAACAGTTTGACAGAGTATCAGGGCAAGTCCACCGGCTTTTACGAACGCGCGTTGGGGGCTGACAGGGACTTTACGAGCGCCGGGGAAGGTGGCGAACCCGCTGGCATCGGCGGCGATGTCGCACGCGCGGTTCTGCCTGAGAACGTTGTCAACACTTTCACGTCGCCCGCACGGCAAAAAGCGGAACAGGCCAAGCGTGATTTCATTCTCGCCTCGCTCCGGTACGAATCCGGCGCGGCAATCGCGGCATCGGAACTGGAAAAGCAGGAAAAGACCTTTTTCCCCCAGACCGGCGACAGCCATGAAACCATCGCCCAAAAGGCGAAAGCCCGTCAACGCATCATTGAGAGCCTGAAGGTCGCATCAGGTCCGGGGGCGGACAACAAGATTTTGTCGTCTGCGAGGGAAGTTTCCCCGGTTCCTGACGACAAGAAAACCATGCTCGATCCAAGCGCTAATCTTGGCGAGACGCTAACTCGTGCGATCGATGGCCCGAAAGAGCCAACGCAGGATTATATCGCTGCCCAGAAAACGCCTGATGGGCAGTGGATGGTGACATACGCCGATGGCCGCAAAGTCGTGCAGAAAGATTTGCCTCCCCTGCAAGTCACCGTCATCGATGACAGCCCTAGAGAGGAATTGATTAAACAGCGCGACACTGCCGCTGGCGGCCTAGACGCGGCGGTAAGAGGTGCCGCTGACGTTCTCACTCTTGGCACGGCAGACGAGCTTTCTGCTGCGGGGAAGACGATATTCGGCGGCGGTACGATGGAAGATAATCTCCGCCGCGAGCGCGCCATCGACAAGACCGATGAGCAGGTCAATCCATGGCTGCGCTTCGGCGGCCAGCTTGCCGGTGGGGCGCTCCTTCCCATGGGTGAAGCGAAAACCGCAACAGAACTTGGTAAAGTCGGCGCAATGTATGGCGGTGCCTATGGTGTCGGCTCAGGCGAAGGCGTGAAAGATCGTTTCGTCAAAGGGCTTGGCGGCGCTGGTGCTGGCCTTGCTCTGGGCTATCTGGGCGGCAAGCTGGTAAACAAAATCGGGGACGGCAATCCGCCGCCAGGTGGGACGCCTTCCGATCTCATGAGAGACGCCAAGGACATCGGCATCAAAAGCGTTCTCCCGGCAGATGTTGGCGGGCCGGTAACTCGCGGCCTTACTGCCACAGCAAGGCAGGGCATCGTGTCGGAATATCCCATTGCCAAGACCGTGGCAAAGGCGGTTACGGAAGGCGCTGCTGCCCGCGATCAAGCGGCGTCTCTGGCTGGCAATGTGCTTGATCCTATCGACGCGGGGGAACTGGCCCGCAAGGCGGCGAATGTCTATTCTCGCGAGACGGGGAAGACCGGGGACGCGCTCTACACCCGCGCCTATGACCGCATCGGGGATATAAAGGTCGATCTTCCCATTGCCAGGCAGGCACTGAAAGAGAATATCGACGATCTCAAGCAGGCCATTGGTGGTGAAAATGATCCGCTGGTAAAGCAGTTCGAAACGCTTCAGTCGCAGATTGCCAACGGGCAATTTTCGGTCAAGGGTATCAGAATGACGCGCACCCGCTTGCGCGATCAAATGATGGAGCGCGGGCTGCGCGGCTCCGATACCGACCGGCGCTTGCAGACGGTTCTAGATGCGGCAAATCAGGACATCGAAAATGCTCTCGTTGCAGCGGGTAAGCCTGATGCAGCTGCTGCGCTACATACCGCGAACGAGTTCTGGAAAAATCGCGTCGAGACGATTGACGAGGTTCTGGAGCCGCTGTTGGGCAAGAATGCCCCACGCTCCGGGGAGCAGATTTTCACGGCACTGGAGCGCATGGGCAAGCAGAACACGGGCGATGCAAAGCGCCTGTCGCGCCTGATGTCAGCGCTCAATCCCGCCGAGGCCAACAGCCTGAGAGCTTCCGTCATTCATCAGCTCGGCACAGCTAAAGCGGGACAGCAGGGTGCCGAAGGTGGGGCATTTTCATTCGCCGAGTTTCTGACCCGCTGGAATGACATGTCGCCCGCTGCCAAAGACGTGATGTTTCAGGGGCCAGCGCGCGTGCAGCTGGACAAGCTCGCGCGGGTTTCGGAGGGTATTAAGGCGACCTCGAAATATGCCAATACGTCCAACACCGCGCGTTCCGCAGTTGGACAGGCGCTGCTTTCCGGGACCATAGGCGGTGCCTTGGATGTCGCCACTCTCGGCAAAGTCACCGCCGCGCAGTACATTACCGGACTAATGCTTGCCTCTCCCAAGGTCGCCAAGGTACTTGCGTCCGCTCTTTCGTTTAAAACGAAGGCAGCTTACGCTGCGGCAATCACCCGCGCAGCAGGTGAAAATCCCGCTCTCGCCAATGATGCGGCACAATTCGCGCGCGCCCTCGCTGCGAATGACAATTACCCGATCACGGCAGCAGCATCAGGTGATAAAGACAATAAAGGCAACAAATGATCCCGTCAGCGCTCGGGAGCGCAGGGGCATGGTAAGAATTGTCATGTTCAGAAGGACATAAAGGCTCACCCGCCCGCCATAACACCCTTTGCCTTTGCCGCCAAATATGTTAAGCAGACTTCGAAAGCAGCGCATTCGCGCGCGGTAGTGGACCCGCACGCTTTCCAGACAACCACAGTCCTTGTTTCAGGGTTGTCTGGATGGCTTATCTTTTTGATACCGGCATATTCGCGGTCAATACGTCAACCGGCGCAGTTGCTCCGGGTGCGACACTGACGTTTTACGCTGCTGGCACCACCTCACTTCTCGATACCTATTCGACCATCGCGCTCGATCCACTGCTCAAGAATACAAATCCCGTAGTAGCTGATGGTTCCGGGGTATTCGGCCCGATCTGGTTTTCCGATGTTCTATATAAGGTGAAACTGACGCTACCTGATGGAAGCACGCGGACAAGAGACAATGTTGGCGACACAGTAAGTGTAAACCTCGCCTCCACCGCATCGGGCAAGGGGGCTGGGCTTGTAGGCTTCTCCCACGCCGCCGCATACGCCGCAGGGACGGTTGGTAAGCGCCTTCAAAAGACGGTCTACGCCAGCGATTACGGAGCTGTCGGCGATTATGATACCGGCGCAGGCACAGGGACGAATGATGCTTCCGCTATAGCTTTTGCAATAACCTCTCTTGGGGCGTCTGGTGGTCGCGTTATCATCGACATGGGTTTCAAGTGCCTGATCGGGGCCAATCTCAATATCCCCGACAATGTGATAATCGAAGGCGAAGCGAATGGAGATCGCGGCGATTTCAATGATGCCGAGAGCAATCTTCTGGGATGGACTCCGGCGCTATATGTCGATCCTACCTATACGATCACCGTCAATTCAGCCTCGGGCATCCGTAATCTGGCGATATTTCGCAAGGGTCTTCAATTCAATATCACGGCTGCACAAGTAGCTTCGACATTCGCCGGTTCAGCTATTACGCTCGGGGATTATTCCTGCGATGCGACATTGGAATATCTCACGATCCTTGGGTTTCAGTATGGAATCCGCACCTTGGCATCCAATCATCGCGCCAACAGGGTAAACATCAATCGCGTAAATCTGGACTGCCTGAATGGCATCTATCTGGAAAATGCAGCTGATACGTCCAGTATCTATTACGTGCATGGCTGGCCTTTTGTCACCGTAGGTTCGGCGGTGGAAACAAATAATGCACAGCTATTGCGTTCTGGTACATTCATACACATCGGCGGGACCATCAACGACTGGTGCGATGTCGCTCATTGTTTTGGTTACGGCCACGCTATCGAGTTCAGGGCCGCAGATTCTGTAAACTCTGTGTCTTTCACGAATTGCGGTGCGGATCACGTCTCTGGGCTGAGTGATGGGGCTATAGGTTTTCAGGTTGATGGAAGCGCGCGGGAAATTCGCATTATCAGCCCACAGATCGCAGCAAAACAATATGGCATCAATGTAAACAGCAATTATTCCTCAGTGAGGATTGTGGCCGCAATCGTCAATCCATCCATATGGTCCACGACCACGGCAGCGGTTCTCGTCGATGACGGCGATGTCGATATATCCGAAGGCTTCATGCGTACCGGGGCCAGTGCGATCAAGACAACCGCTAATGCTGGCAAGGTAGTAGTCGATGGCACGGACTTCCGGGCCTTCACGACTGTATTCGATAATTATGCGACCACAGTCCAGTTAAGACATCGCAACTGTTCATTCGCCAGCAACACGACTATAGCGACCAACCCATATGTTCCATCTGTAGCGTCTGGCTCGTCCATTGTTCTGGACGGCGAATCACTTCATTGGACCGTAACCGGAACGACGAACTGCGGCACGCTCTCCCCTGTCGCAGCTTATGCAGGCAAGACCGTCACACTCAAGTTTGGAGGCTCTCTAACCGTCATCACTGGCGGCAACATGAACCTCGCCGGAGCGGCGAATTTCTCCGCCACCGACAAAGATACCATCTCTTTATATTCGGACGGGTCCGCTTGGTATGAAACAGGCAGAAGCGTGAACTGACCATGACACCGGATCACACCACCATGAACGCGAGGATCGGGGGCTTGGAGACGCAAGTTAAGGCGCTTGTCGAAGCAGTGAATAAGCTGACGGGGGAAGTCGGGGAACTTAAGATAGACGTGAAGGAAACGCGCGAGATTGTCGAGGCGTGGAAGTCGGTCCGATGGTTTGGCGGCATGGTGCAGGCGGTGAGCAAGGTCATCGTTGCACTAGGGGCCATTGGTGCCGTGATCTGGGCCGCGATCAAGCTGGCAGTAGCGGGAGCGCTGAAATGAAGCTCATAGCCGACTGGAAGAAATTCCATCGCATGTGGTCCGTGCGTCTCAGCGCGATTGTGACTGCTATCTGGGCGTATCTGCTTGCCTCGCCTGAAACCATGCTGGCGGTGCTTAACCAAATCCCCGCCGATATGCGGGCATGGCTTCCCTCGTTCCTACCTGTTGCCTTGTTTGCTCTGGTGACATTCGCCCGCCTTGTCCATCAGGAGAAGATCAGTGGCCCAAAATAAGGCTGTAGAGGCCGTCAGGGCTAATCCGGGTAAAACAGCTACTGCGGGCGCGCTTGCTGCTGCAATGGCCCTTGCTGTGCCTCTGGTGGCCAAATGGGAGGGTAAGCGGAACGACCCGTATCTTGACATCGTGGGGATCGCTACGGTCTGCTATGGAGAAACCAACGTCGCCATGCGCCGTTACTCCGACGCAGAGTGCTCGGCGATGCTCCGCAAGTCGCTGACAGACAGCTACGCGGTCCCTGTTATCCGATGTACACCGATCTTGGCGGACCGTCCCTATCAACTCGCTGCTGCATCTTCCCTTGCCTACAATATCGGCACGACCGCCTATTGCCGATCAACCGTAGCGCGCCGCTTCAATGCTGGCGACTTCGTGGGCGCGTGTAATAGCTTTCTATCATGGTCTTATGCCGGGGGTCGTCAAGTCCAAGGGCTGCTCAACCGGCGCAGGGATGAGCGGAAGCTGTGTTTGCAGGGGGCGGGGCAGTGAGCCGCTATTTCACCCGCAAACGGCCCTCACAGTGGATTGCTGACGATCTGGGACCGGAAGACGCTCCAATGATCCCTTCGCTCTCTGTGAGTGAGCATGAGGCAACCGATACAGGATTGCTGGACGCCGATGGGAATACGATCTGGCGCGCGCCTAATGAAATGGGATTCGTATGGAGTGAGGGCCAATGACCCCGCTCGCCATCATCTCCTTCGCCCGCTCTCACTGGAAGCTGCTGGGCATTGGCTTGCTCGCCATCTTCGCAGGCATCCAGACATTACGCCTGTCATGGACGCAGACGGCGCTGGAGAAGCTGACAGCCAAGATAGCGGTCATGGCGGCGGTTACAGCCGAAACCGACAAGCGTTGGCGGGCGACCGAGAACACATGGAAGGTGACTGCCTACCAGATCCAGAAGGAACGAGACGATGAAATCAAGGACATTGCTCATGAGCGCGACGCTGCTCTTGCCGAGCTGCGGAACCGTCCACGTCGCCCCGCCCCCGGCACCGCCGAAGCCACCGGCAATGGATGTGCAGGAACAGGATTGGGACTGGCAAGGGATGATGCGGAGTTTCTTACAAGGTACGCTGCCGCCGCTGCCGAACTCCAAGCAAGACACAACGCCTGCGTCCGAACCTACAAAATGATTGAAGATTCCAGCGAGAATAACGGGTTATGATTTGTTCTTCTCATCAGAAAATGGTAGAATTAACGGGCGGGAACAGTGCTGTAACACTGCCCCTAGCCCTAACCAAAACGAAGGATTATTTCGTCATGGCTGATTCACGTATATGCTCTGTGCCTAATTGCGGCAAGGTCCACCGCGCTAAGGGGTTCTGTAGCCCCCATTATAGCCGTTGGAAAGCGCACGGCGACCCACTTTGTGGCGGGACCTCTCTTGGTGAAGCCGCCTCTTTTTTAGAGAGTGTGGTCATGGCATTTCAAGGTGATGAATGCTTGATCTGGCCGTATTCAAAATCCAGTGGGGGATACGGATTTATAAAGTACGGCGGCAAGATGCGACGCGTTCACCGCATCGTCTGTGAGCGGGAGCAAGGTCCCGCGCCAACAAGCATTCATCAAGCGGCGCACCTGTGCGGGAATGGACATCTTGGATGCGTTAACCGCCGCCATTTAGCGTGGAAAACGCCCGTAGAAAATGTGGCAGATAAAATGACGCATGGGACACTCCGTCGCGGCGAGAATCATGGGCGCGCCAAACTGACAGATGCGCAGGTGATGGAAATCCGCGACAGCGTTTTATCTGTTCCGCAATTAGCCAAGGGATACGGCGTTGCCAAATCCACAATTAGCAACATCAAGGCAAGGAGGGCATGGGTATGGCTGCCGACACAACCCGCATCGCCCTGAAAGCCTGCTATGCGCAATATGACCTTGTGGCCGGGGGTGGGTCGTGACGCGGGGGCTTCCGACTACCTCACCAAAGAGGGCAGGATTCGGACCTGCGAAACGAAGCAATGGCTCCTGTCTGTTCCGTAGCCGCGCCGCGTCACACATGAACACTACATCAAATCTGGGGAATACACAATGAGCATGGGGCTTAGTCTTGGACTGTCGCTTTCGGGGCCGAGGGTTGGCACCTCTACACCCGTAGCAGGCGCGTCTCCCACGACATTCGCTATTGCGCCTACGGTCCAATATCATCCGAACAG